CACGTCGCTAACAGTGACATTTTGTGGAAGAGCTTCCCTTGGATCTTATTGACGATTATTGTTTACGTCTACGTCTTGCCTGATTGGGTGAGGAAGTTTGTTTCCGACACATTGTATGCCACGAAGGGTTTCTTCTGTTACCCCTTTTGTGTGATGCGGTATTACTTGTGGAAGTTCCGCAGTGTCAGGAAAGTGCGGTTTGCGGCCCCTAAGAAGGCCGGCTATTACCAGGACGGGAATGAATTCTACTTCAGGTGTCCCAATCACGAGGTTTACCGCCTGGTACCAAAGTACTCAGAGTTCAAGGATGAAGAGAAGGGCTTTACCGGTGGATTCAAGACAACTTTCAAGCATGTCAAGACCACAGCCCTCGAGAGTGTTATGGACGGTTCTACTGTCTATGATGCTGAAACGCCGAAGGAAGTCGTTGTGATCGGCACTATGTCCGACACACCTGGTGGACCTCTATTCACAGAGATTGCTATGGGCTTTCGAGTGGGAGACTACCTCCTTACCGCCCAACACACGTTTGATAACGTAGGGTGGGAAGAGGTCGCCATCACGAATCCGCGAACGAACAAGTGTGTCCGTCTCAAAGACGTCAAGGGCACAAAGGAGATGTACAGCCACAGGAAATACGCCCCTGGCACAGGTTCGGATATGTGTGCTGTACTGTTACCATCAGACTTCTGGTGTTCCCTGCAGATCGCAGCGTTAAAGGTGACGGGTTTCACTCGCAACGCTAAGGGCAGAGTACGTTTGTACTTCTGGGATCGAACAGAGAAGAAGAGTAAGGTGTCTGAGGGTTCTCTCTCTCACGCGTCGTATGAAAACAAGATGAAGGGTGTTATCCCACACAAGTGTACTTCATATCGGGGCTGCTCAGGCGCTCCTGTGTGGATGAAGATCAACGGCGCCAACAAGGTGTGCGGTATGCACATTCTTGGTAAGCACGGTAAGGAAGAGACCAATTTTGCCACTTCTGTTCCAGATTTGTTGTATTTTCTGAAGGCAATCGGAGCATTAGACAAGAGCATCGTAAAGAAGCCATTTCCTGAAAGGACAGACGTGGAGCTTGCTTCAGAGTCCACTCAGGAGGCATAAAATCAATACGATCGCTA